TCATCTAATTCTTTAATTAAATTATCAAGTTCTGATATTTCTTCTTCAATTTGACCTGGCGTCAACTTTTCAAGATACTCCCGATATTCATCTGTACCAAGTTCATATGCTTCATCAAGGTCAGTCTCCTCACCATATTCATCCATCAATGATTTAATAGTTTTAACATCAACTCCCATTTTCTTTGCAATCCACTCAGCAGACTTACCTTGTGCAATATAACCGTGAAGTTCTTTCATTTTACCTTCTTCAAGGTCAACTTCTTCTTCAATCTCTGGATCGTTTTCAGACTTAATTGCTTTCATTGCAATGGACTGAAGTTTTACAATCTGACCTGTCTTGCCAGAATTGATTATTTGTTCCATTGCTTTTTTGTTCTTAGGGTTTACCTTATCATATACTTGCATGAGTGCAGAAGCAGTAAAACTGTCCATTTTCAACTTACCATCTTTCATTTTAATGGTTTGCATCGAACCGCCAGCTGCTTTACGCATCAAGTCCATATTATCTTCTTGAAGTCCACGCACTTCTGCAAGCGCTTCCATCATTGTTTTTGTATATACAGTCATTGTTATAATCCCTCTAAGAGTATTTAGGTTTTTAACTTTCCTTCTTTGCCATTTTTGTAGCAACACCCATTTTTACTTCTTTCCAACGATCCCCATATCTATTTTTAAAATCATCGTCAGAAAGGTCTTTTGCAATTTCTTCTCTACGTTTTAGTTCTGTGCCAGTAAGCTCTCTTTCTTGAATTTGATCCACTAAATCCTTAAAAGACATATCTTCTGGTATATATTCTGCTTTAAGTTCTTTTGGTAATTTTCCTTTAGCAACTAATGTATTAATATACTTAACAAGTGCCCGAGCAGATACATTTTTAGTATGTTGTCTAGTAACTTCTCCAGCCCATGAAGATGGACGTTTTCTATGTTCTGGGTCTTTCATACCATCAACATAAGCTTTTACAAGTTTCTCCCAACCTCTAGGATGTTGCAACTGACTTATCTTAGCCCAAAGATCAATGTACCCTACTTCATCAAGTTCTGGTTTCCCACGCAATCGTGGTTCTCTACGATTCTTGGATGGGTCTTCATTTCGTAGGTTCTTGGGATCATTGTTTAATGGATTATTATCTTTATGACCTACATCCATTCCAATTTTTGTCTTGTCACCCATAATCCTACGAGCTTTGTTTCTTGAAGAACGCCGTGCAATCTGTTCTGGTGTACCTTGGTAGTTCTGATATTCCTTTGCATAGTTGCGCTCATCAAGTTCAACTTCTTCAATAATCTTATAACCCTTCTTCTCAAATTTACCAATATCAGGAGTAGGAACATTCATAATCGTCATCTGTCCCGATTTTTTCATGCGAACAAACTTAGGTGGTTTTTTATCTGTAAAGATAGGCTTCTGCCCTGCGGCAACTCTGGACTTATCAAAATCTTTTAATCTTTGTAAAGGAGATTTGACTTCACCAAGTTCAATTTCATGCAACCATGCTTTATGAACCTTACCATCTTCAGTCATAAAGGATAGATAATTTGTGCCCTTACGAACAACCTCACCTGTTAATCCATTTGCTTCTATAGTCTCGCCCACATTCCAAACCTTACCTGTGAGATATGCATCACGAACAGTTTCAAAATCTGACATATCTCCCATATCACGTTCTTCACGAATACCCATATACTTACGAACATCTCGGTAAAGTTTCTTACCATCAGCAAATCCAGAAGGAACGCCTTGTAAAAATGAATCCATATCACCAGCAATTGCAGCAGTTCTCATTTTGGATGCAGACATACCTTCAACACCTTCGGCATCAGGGTCACGTTCTCCAGCACTTACAATCTTAATACTGTCAAACTTATAGTAACCATGTGCCTTACCTTCCACCCCATTATAGTTATTAAGCATAGCGTCAAAAACTTTAACTCTATCAGAACCAGCTATCATGACAAGGTTTTTATATCCCTGATCATATAATTCTACAGCAATCTCTATTGCATTTCTTGATTTACTAACAACAATATTTCTTGCATACTTCTTAAACATCTTTCTCATGTATGCAGTCTTTAGTGCTTGTGGCAGAGGGTCTTTTTTAGGATTCTGTGTATGAGAAGGAAATATGCGATATGGGTTTGAACCAGCAACTTTAACAGTTTTTTGAATTAACTTTTCATGGCCAGTGGTTGGTGGATTAAAACGTCCAAATGCGAATACAATTGTGTCTTTAGCTTCAACTAAATCTCTAAACTTTTTCATTTGTCCCAGCTCTTTATCGCGCTAAAGTTATTAAACGAGAACTCCATACGGTCTACAAGTTTAACAGCACCACCACTCACTCTATCAATAGCAACATATCCTTCGGGATTAGTTACTTTAAATCCATTTTTGGTCTTGATGAATGTATCAGTAAGGCCCTTAACACTATTTAGTTTTTTGACTATTAACATCTTTGCTTCAACAAGTAAATTTTGAAATGTAATAATCTGTACCAAATTACCTGTATGTTTCTTTACTTCCCTTACATATTCTTTTTGTATGTTTTCATACTTTTTCTTTCCAGCAGGACTTTTTACCTTATCAATTTGTTTTTGAATAGAATCCAGAACCCATGCTTCATATCCTTTTGCATGAGCGCCAGGATTATTAATCTTTTCTCCAGCACGAACCTTACTGTTATTATACGTCTTTAGTGACGCACCAGCAAGTGCGCCAGTCATACTTTCTTGAAGTTTAATAAATGACCGTAATTTATTAGCATTAATTTTTTGAAAAGTTTTTCCTACTTGCGATAGCACCCCTGTTACTTTTTCTGTTTCTGTTTCCGTAAATGTAGACTTACCAGCAGTGTCTTTATATGTTGCATCATCCATCCATACAGTTGATGGTTTGTTTAATGATGATATATTCGCACCAAATGAAGCTTTCATATCCTGTAGTGCTTTACCTGTATATGTGGTATGCCAGACAATTCCAATTTTTGATTTTTTAATCTTTTTACCTAGATCACTATCAACAGGAATAGCATAAACAATAGTATTGGGTTGAAAAGTATAATACTTTGTACCGTCAATAGTATCTGTATCCACATCATCCGTAAACATTAGATCACCTTGAAGAACTCCCTTGATACCCAACTTTGAAAATTCTTTAAGTGCAATCTTAAACTTTGAATTGAGTGTTCCAGATAAATCAGCATCTATCTCTGCATTTGTCTTGTAAAGTTTAGGAGACACATTAAAGACACTTTTCTTTGCAACAAAGAACTTATCATCTTCGGGATCAATACCAGCAAATATAGCAGGAGCGCCATCCCATTTAACAGTCATATTAACAGAAGATCGACTTGCACCAGCAAGCATATCTCTAAGAGAACGTAGAAAGTTAAGTGCAGCGCGGCCGCCATCAACACCATAGTTGATGATTTCATCTTCTAGATGCTCAAGATGAAGGTTCTTACCACCTTTATCTTCTGTTAGTTCTCTGAAGCTTATCATTTGTACACCACATGAGGGGCTGCGGCATCAGAAGCAGATAAGGAATATGCTGCAATATTATCACACACTTTATCTGCAATCGTTTTATTATCTTCAAGTTGTGCAACAAAGAACATTCCTCTATATTTTGAAAATCTCCAATCTGCTCCACTTACTCGACCAATCGTTTTTGCACTTGCTTTTTTAACCCATTTATTTTTAGGGTCTGCTCTACTACCAACCAACCCAACATACATATTATACATCTCTTCTAAAAACTTTGGTTCAGCTTTGGTTGCCAGTGCCTTTAATTCTCTATTAGTATAGGGAAACTTTGTTAAAGTACTATTTTTGACCAAGATGGCCTCTAATATACCACCACCTATTTTACCAGCGCCAATGCCGCTTTTTCCTTTTGCGTCACCCTGCCAAGAACTTGTAGTAGCGAAAGTTCTTAGTTGCATCCTTTGTGTTCCCAATAAAATGTACAAATCCTTTGAATTGAAAAAATCCTTCGGTTTCTCGTAACCGCCATATTTTACTGGTCTACGAATAAATCCAGTTGTATTTTTCTCTTCCACTGTAACACGCCCAGAAGCAAGTTTCAAGGAAATTCCGACTAAATCCTGACTGTCATATCGTTCTTTTAATTCGTTAGTAAATTCTCCTAAAGATGAGAATTGGTTGAAATCAAATCTAACGCCATCCTTAACCGCCCATATATCAGCAGGAGTCCATTTATTAATATCAGAAAATGGTTTAGGTTTCTCTGCTTTATTTAAATTTTTGAATTTTTCATTTATTTCACCAACAAAAGAAGAACCTCTATGCCAAGTATAGTTTGTACCTTTTAGATTTTTCTTTAGTTCATTACCAATTATAATACTGGAGTCCATCCATGCCTGAGTAAAACCATCTGCAATTTTAGTTAAAGGCTCATCTATATCAAAATTAGAACTATATGTTCCCCAAGATGATGCATCAAGTTCATCTCCTTCTGATAACTTTTCTCCCTTAAATATAGCAGCTGCATAGATACATTGAGCACATTCCATCAAGCTCGTTTGTTCTGCACCGCCGCCTGTACCTCGACCACCACCAAATGCATCAGTTTTTAAAATATCATTAAGTTTAATATTATCACCTTTATCAGTAACAAATGCTGATTTATACTTTTTTGGCTTACTCTCAAAAGCAGAGGAATAATCACCGCCTTCAGCAGCAATTCTATCAATATCAGATATCCAATTTAGAATCACTGATCCTTTAGTAGTTTCTAATGGAGTTTGGTTTTTAATGGCATCTAAAAGAACTGTTACTCGCAATACATCAGAATGAGGTAAAGTTTTTTGCAATACCCCTATATTAATACCTTTTTCTGCTTCAGTTAAAAACTTCTGAATTTTATCTACAGGGGATATATAGGATTCGTTTCGGGGTTTTATTTGCCGAACGTATTGTTGCAAACTCATCAATTTCTCCATGTATACTAATGTTTATACTATTTATATAACATAGAGTTTGGTGAATGTCAAGGATAATGTAGATAACTTCCTACAATGTATTTTGGCGTATCTATCGGAGGCATACCTGTGTGCATCCACGGCCACAATGGTGGGAATAATAACAGGGAACCGCGAGTACAGAAAGAAACAAATGTTCCATCCTTTGGACTTATAATAGTTTGTCCGTTTTCGTTATTATCAAGATATATAAAGGCGGCTAGAAATCTCTTTGCAGTTTTATGGTCTAGAACATCAACATGTTCTGGAAACCTGTCTTTATCGCCAGGCATGTATCGTTTAATCTTTGGTGGTTCAAAACCAAATTTCTCTGGCCATTGGTTGTCCTTAATATCGCAATCTTTTTTATATAAATGAGCATAATTTACTATGGTATTTGCTATATCATTTGATTCATTCTTCCATATTGTATCTGGTGAATGTAGTAAATTAATTTGAGTTAGTGTTGCTCCTTGCCCACAATCTTGAATCTGATGATGTTCTGTGTCCGATTCAAACATCTTAATTAGACGTTGACACTTCTCAATACTCATAACATTTTCATAAACTCGAATATAGTTATCCATTATTTTTTCTTTACTGTAAAATCAATTCCCAATCTTTTTTTGTCTGTGGTGATTTCAGAAGCACAGTGTTGAACTTTTGGGTCAAAAACTACAAAAGAAGTAGGAACCATAGGGATAGCTTCATCTCCATGTAAAAATAATCCACCATCGTCTGGGCCCCAGTCACTATTTAACACACCAAGTAGTTTTATATAGTCAGTATCATGCTCGTGATCTATATGGCGATTATCAACTCTACTGGAATCTTTCATGCTGATAGAACAATACGAAACCTCTGGAAGAAAGAAATCCTTTCCCCCCCTATCGTATATCTGAATAAGAAGTCCCATCGCCATACCAGCAAGCATTGGTTCTAGAGGCTCGTTTTCTATAATATCCAACTTGAGATGTTTTGGTTCAAGATTTATAGGGTATTTTAGATTCCAGCTGCTGCTACTCATTGCCGCATGATGCAGCATGTCAAGGTATGTCTTACTACAGCAATCTGTGAGAACTTCTAACATTCTAAGAGCTCCATAATCTCTTTTTTTATGTTTTCACTATCATTCTCAGTTTCGTTACGTCTGACATTAATATCATCCATCAACATAAAATTAGTTAATATATTACTTATCTGACTTCTACGGCCCCGTAACCATTTTTCCGTTTGTGTATCCTCACGTTTAATATGACGACGTTTTTCTTCATCATCACTTATAACCAACACAAATACGTTAGCATTATATTCAACAATAAGCCATTCTATATCTGGAGCTCTAAAGAAACGATCCCCTTCTAGAAAAATATTATGCTTTGGTTCTTCCTGACTGATAAAATCACGAAACTTTGGTATTGCTCCATAACTCATTCG